AAATAACTTGACAGAAATTAAATAAGTGAGTATACTAGAAAAGTAAGAATAAACACAACACAACACAATAATATGACATCACCCTACAATAGCTCAATGTTCGAGAGTATTAAAAGCGCCATCGCTCGTAACGATAGCGGTTCGGTTTCACGTAAAGATTATATAAAGACTGAACCTGGCAATACTTATATTGTCAGACTTCTACCAAACATCAAGAATCCCACCAAGACTATTTTCCGATACTATACATTCGCTTGGAAGAGCTTCTCGACCGGTCAGAACGTGTTAGTTACTAGTCCTACTACCTGGAATCAGCGTGATCCTATCGCTGAAGAGCGTTATCGCATTTACCGCAATGGCACTCCGGATGAGAAGGAGAAGGTCAAGGCCATTCGTCGTGGTGAGAATTGGATGGTCAACGCTTACGTTATCAGTGACCCAGTGAATCCAGACAACAATGGTAAGGTTAAGGTTCTTCGTTATGGTCGTCAGCTTAACAAGATCGTTGAAAGTGCTATGAACGAGGAAGCGGATGACTTGGGCGCGCGTATCTTTGATCTCAGTTCTAATGGTTGCAGCTTCTCTATCAAGTGTGAGAAGCAGGGTGATTACCCGACTTATGTATCGTCTAAGTTCAAGCTTCCTCGTGAAGTTGAAGGCTTGAACCCCAACGATCATGCTAAGCTTTATGATGGTATCTTTGACCTCGAGAGCATGATATCGGTTAAGCCGTATGAGGAATTGAAGGCCACCCTTGACCAGCATTACAATTGCGTCGAGACCGGCGTCACATCTGCACCGGCAATCCAAACTCTTAAGACAGAATCGTCACCTATGATGGTCGTAGAAACTCGTGCACCTCAACCTAGCCCAGCGCGCACGCCTGAAGCAATCACAGATGATGAGATCAATAATCTCCTCAAGAGCTTGGATTCCTAAGCGTCGATATGAGCGATAATGCTAATATAAGAGATGTACACGGTGAGGAAGCTCGCCTAGTGTTGGCTCAGTTCTTGGGTCAACAACTGGGCGAGCTTAAAGAAATTGATAAAAGTATCATTTCCCGAAACCCGACACTGCAAGGCGCCACTATAGATGCACAAAAATTGCTCAGGGATATTCCGTTAGATAGACCGACATCATTACCGGGTGCTCCGTCGATAAATCAGGTTGATGCTTCATTGCCCGTTGTTACTCGCGCAACGGCTGTTGCACCAACGCCGCCTATTAATAATGATCAAATAGAATTTGATTTCAGGTATGATGTAGCAAAAGATATAGCTGAACGTCTCAGTCGAGTTGAATCTGATATTGGTAAAATTTTGAAATTCATTGAAGGATTCAAGCTTCCAGAAAAAAAAACGTGAGTTATTTAAACAAAATCTTAGTATCCTGGAATGAATTTAAAAATAGATAATAAAGAGGTATTCTGTAACAACTTCGTTTCTAATCTGTCTCGCATCGTTGATAACGGTGTTCTTAAGATTGAAAGAGACAAGATATCTTGCACGACGTCTACTGCTGACAACACTATCATTGTTTACTGTCAGTATACAAATGCCGGTAAATTTCACGATGAAGATAAGACAGTAAGTCTTAATATTCCAGACTTTAAGAAATTCTCGAAATTATTAGGAGCAATATCTGGTGAAATCGATCTAGAAGTAGATGCTAATAGCATTAATTACAACTCCGATATCGTGAGATTCAAGTTTCACCTATTTGAGGACGGTATTTTATCGTCTCCGAAGATAAGCATGGATAAGATTTCTAAAATATCATTTGACTACGGCTTCACTATAAGCAGTGAAGCTTTGGCTAATTTGATGCGGGGTAGTGCTTTACTTGCGGACCTTAATAAGATATATTTTAATATCATTGGTAACAAGGTTTATGGTGAAGTCACAGATAAGGCGAGGCATAATGTAGATTCATTTAGCACGTGTATATCTAATGACTTTTCAAATAGTGGTACGTCGATAAGTGGTTTTGCTAAGGTAATTCCACTCAATATTGAAATTGTGAGAATACTAGGTTCATCTAAATGCCCTAAGTTTGATGTCAAGTATTCATCACAGTTTAACGTATTAACATTTGATGCATCTATTAATAACCTTTTTACCCGTTATGTTGTTTCAGCTCTTGTAAACTAATATGAATGAAATGGAAAAATATTATAAGCCGATCCGGGTTATGTCTAAGAATAGACTAAAAACTGCTGGATATTTTATTAAGCGCTTAAAAGATAATGGGTTTATCATCATAAAGATGTTTGCCTTTTACGCTAAAGACGATCCGCGCCGATGGACTGTCCTAGTAAATCCAGGAGGTCAATCCGTTTTTATTACCTGTTATGAGAACCGGGATGCAAATGATGTATTTAACTTTGAAATAAATGACGGTGGTAGATATATCCCAAAGAATTTCTCTATTGTAACTGATAGTATCGAGGTTATTATAGAGTATCTGCTCAGTAAAGGCGTCACTAATCGCGAATATTATCCAGGTAAGCGTCTGTTTGAAAAACAACGACCAACTAATTTAAATGAAGAAGCCCCGCAAGAACTCACCCAATCGTAACCCCGAAGATGCGCTTCTTATGAAGCAAATCGACGATCTGATAAAGAGCACTTTGCGTGATGAGAAGCGCAAAGTGCCGGTTAATCAGGTCACATCCAAGCTGGAAATGGAAGCTCTGGGAGCTACTGTATCTGAATTCTTGAATTGTTTTATTCTCGTAGGGTACAATTCAGACGGTGACCCCATCAAAATAACCCTTACCCACAGCCAACAAGAGATAGATAGTTTATCTACACTTATAAGTTACATGATGACTAAGGGAACTCAAGACCCGGATAATAATGATGACTAAGTGAAAAAAATTCTCATCATCGGCAAAGGGTATATTGGCGAATATTTACATTCAGCTCTGCGAGGACTATTTACTACTCATATAGTTAGCAGGAGAAACACAGATTACACTCAACCAAGCGAGTTCTCAATGTTTCTGGATATGTTTCTTTCAGAAGCATATGATGAAACAATTGTAATCAACTGCGTTGGCTACACCGGAAGACCCAATGTAGATGCGTGTGAAGTTGAAGAAGTAAAGCCGCAGTGTTTATTCCTCAACGCAATTTTGCCTCAACAGATTGCAGCTATATGCAAACAAAAAGGTATCGCGTATATACACATATCAAGCGGTTGCATATATAATGGGTATGAGAAAGATTTCACTGAGGGTGACGTGCCTAACTTTGGCATGTATTCTAATGAAAGTAGTTTCTATTCAAAAAGTAAACACTTAGGAGAGCTTAATCTAAATTCGATAGGGTATGGTAACATATTCAGAATTAGAATGCCTTTTTGTAGTTCCGGTAGTGAACGAAGTATCTTGAGCAAGATACAAAAATATCCTAAGTTGATTTCGTGTGAAAATAGTATGACATGTATAGAGGATTTATGCGAATTCACCAAGGGATTCATCGCTGGTGGTCTGGCTAGTGAATTCGGTGTTTACAATGTGGTAAACGCCGGGTCGTCTTCTAACAAAGTCATCGCTGATATCTTGAAAAATCAAGGAAAAAATAAGCAGGAATGGTCTTTTATAAATGAAAACGAATTGGATGTTAAAGCAAAGCGTTCGAATTGCGTATTGGATGCGTCCAAGATTGCGCGCCTAGGTTTGGCATTACCTGATGTTAATGCGTCTCTCGAGAAGTGTATTTCTAAATTAAAAATATAATGATAACTAAAGGTATATTACTTGCGGGTGGTAGTGGTACTAGATTGTATCCTATTACCGGCGCATTGAGCAAACAACATCTTCCTATATATGATAAGCCGATGATTTACTACCCGCTATCAGTAATGCTTGATAGCGGGATAAGTGATATCGCCGTAGTGTGTAGGAGTGAGCATAAGTCTAGTTTTGAGAGAATGCTAAGCTTTTCCCATATGTCTGTAAAGTTTACGTTCATTATACAAGATGAACCCTTGGGTATCGCTCACGCATTTAAGGTGTGTAAAGACTTCATTGGTAGTTCGAGTGTAATGTTGGTATTAGGTGATAATTTATTCCACGGTATTACGGGGAAGAGTCTTAAAAATTACATCAAGCTAGAAAAAGGTGCATTAATCTTTGGTAAAAAGGTTAAGAACCCCCAAGATTATGGAGTTGCTCTGTTTGAGGGTTCCAGCGTAATCAAGATTATCGAAAAACCGGCAGATAAGATCTCAGACGTTGCAATCCCTGGTTTATATTTCTATGATAACACAGTGGTTCAGAAGGTGGAAAGCTTAAAGCCGTCTAGTCGTGGTGAATTAGAAATCACGGATCTCAACAACCTGTATATAAAGGAAAATTCACTGAGCATTGAAATGCTAGGAGACGATGTTGCTTGGTTTGATACTGGCACATTTGATTCATTATTCGAGGCTTCCATGTATATAAAGGCAGTACAATCACGTACAGGTAATATGATTGGAGTCCCGGAAGAGAGTGCATACCGTAGTAAGATAATGAGTCGGAAGCAGTTGATGGATTTTACCACATCCAACCAAAATCAATACTGCAAATATCTGCTAGAAAAATACAGCAAGCAGTAATGAGTTCAGATATTAAACACCCAGTACGCGCTTATTGTTACGCTGTAACAACTGGCAAGTACGCTGGTGAAATGTTGGTTTATATTCAAGAAAGTAGTGATGACTTGAGTTTTTTAAGCATTCCAAAGATGTCCAACAGAGAGATTCCCAAAGATAAATTCAAGGTGGGTATAGATAGCAAGATAATTGACATAGTTGAGAAGCTACCGTCTGATGTCTACCGAACATGCATTTCTCAATTTGAGAAAAATAAGAAAGCGGGTAAATAATTGTATGGATTTCATCCGACCAGTAATTATTGCGTCTCCTATTAGCGGAGAGCCTGTGAGACCGATATTAAAGACTTACATTCGCGGTAATACAGAGGTCGTCGAAGCTGAATATATAGATCCGTGCTCTGGTACATTTATCCGCAAAGGTATTGTAAGCGTCAAGGATCTTTCAAAACCTGTTGATCCCACTTGATAGGTGATGTATTATCTAAGTAGTGATACCTGAGGAATACATAGCTCAAAAATTTTTTCAATTTAACGGAGGCGTTAAATTCCACAAACACCAAAAGGTATATCAGGGTTCCTGCTTCATATGTAAAGAGGGTTCCTCTTGGCTTAAGAAGAAGCGGTGTTATTTCATACCCAAGAAAAATGCAGTCTGTTGTCACAACTGTGGTTGGTATAGTAGTGCCGTAGATTGGGTAATAGAAGTAACCGGTTTATCCTTCCGCGAAATTGCAAACGAAGCAAGAAGCTTCGACTTTCTACCACCTAGTTTTTACGAGCAAGAGAAAATAAAGAAGGAAGTAAAAACACACAGGCTCCCAGCTGATTCAATAAATCTTTTTGATAAGACTCAACTAGAGTATTATAGGCATAATAAAGTAGTTAGAGATGCCATCATTTTGATTGTAAAGCGGCGTTTGCATCTGGCGGTTAATAGGCCTAAAACTCTTTGGGTTTCGCTGAGTGATAAGGTTCATTCTAATAGGCTTATCATACCGTTTTATGACAGTAAAGGAGATATCATTTTTTATCAGAGTCGCGCTATATATAAAGACGACAATTCTAATAAACCAAAATACCTAGGGAAAATGAACGGCGAGAAAACGCTGTATGGGGTTGATTCGGTTAATGAGTCGTGTGACACGTTGTTTATATTTGAAGGTCCTATAAATTCATTCTTCTGTAAGAATGGGATAGCAGTTGGCGGTATACAAGAAAACAGTTATTGTACGTTCACAACTACTCAGCAAAGCCAAATACAACAGTTACCTTTATTTAAAAAGGTGTGGGTGCTGGATTCTCAATGGCTAGATGAGCCTAGTCTAAAGAAGACCGAAAAGCTAATTGAGATAGGCGAGACTGTTTTTATATGGCCGGGAGATTATGGTCGAAAGTATAAGGACTTTAACGACATAACAATTGAATTAAAAACCGACCAGGTAGAGCCTGAGTTTATAACCAGTAATTCATTCTCAGGCTTACTAGCTAAGACAAAGCTGTTACAAATTAAGAATTCGAAGAAATGAGATAACCCTTGAGGGACTCTGAAAGGGAACTCAGCTCAGCTGCAAGTCTTGCGATTTTCTTCTTCTCACTTCTAGCTATATCAGAGAAAAGCGTATCACAACCAGCCGAATGTAACTTGGTTTGAATTGACCCTGCTGTAGGAGAATTTAGAAGCTCGATGAAATTGTCTATATCTGAGATCCACATCTTGAGGTCTGAGATTTCCTGTGCCTTTGTTTCGGCTGATAAGTTCGCAGGTGGTGTAGGCACGTCGTAATCGTCAGGCGATATACCTTTCTGCAGCGTGCCAGCCATGGCTTCTTTATCACCCTCACGCCCAGCCATAACAGTCGGGTCAGCTGATGTGACGTCAGCATCTGATATATCTTGCTCTAACTGCAATAAAAAGCGCTTCTCGAATTTCATCTAAAATATTTATGATAGTTGGCTATAATTGTTATAAATAATTAAGTGAAAAAGTTTGCAGTTGTATTTGAGGATACCACCCTGGCTTCTGATCGATGGGCTCAAAGCCTAGGGTCGACTACCTCATCTACGCGCGTTACTGTGGGCGATATTTTAGGGTTAAAGTCCCAAAATCAGGACCCAAACAACGTCAATTTGTCCAAACCTATACACCCTATTTTATCGGGTGCCCCTGAAGCATTAGGCTCTGCTATAGTGAATATGTATAATATTCGCCAAAAAGTTAAAAGCGCGATGGGGTCTAACCTCGCTAATGATCCCAATAAGAAGGAAATATTAAAGAATATGCTTCATATCGTGAACAGTGAGATTCGCCAGATGAAAGCTATAGCTAAAGAATTTGAAAAGCTTTAGAATTGGTATATATTAGTAATATGCAATTCAAACGGTTAGGGTTATCGTTTCTCATTATCAGCTTAATATCTTCAGTGTTATCATTTACAACGTATGATAACACGCCCCTTAACTTCGCTAAATGGTTTTCTATATACAGCCTAATACAGATATTCATACACTATATTATAGTAGTGTGTATTGAGATCTTTGTTGGCTTGAAATTAAAGAATCTTGAACTCATGCAGATACATGAGTTATCTAAAGTCACTAGCGTTGTAACGTGCCCTTGTTATCTCAAACACAAGCAAACTATCCCATTAATACTCAATACAAATAATAGTTATACATGTGAGCGGTGTTCAAAGAATATCAACACCGTCATCACCATTGATACTGTGATGAAAACTACCGACGTGAATAGCAAACAGATTTTTGATACTCTGAATGATAAATCAAACGAAATCAATGACGGAAATATGCAGTGACCTTGACTACTTGATTTACAGATCAAGTGATAAATCAGTTGCTACATCGTATAATACAGGCAAGCAAGATCTTAAGCGTCCTATCACTAATGATATAGATGCAATTAATGCTATGCTTAGGGGGTTCCTGTCTCACTATAAGGTGAGGATAAATGCGGAACCTTCTCAACTAATAAGAGATCAAGAATTTATACGATACAATTTCTGCGAAAAAATCATAGATAGTTTTATATCTTCTATGAAGTCGCAAAATTGCTTGCTAAACAACAATGATTTAGTATATTACTATTTAGGATATGTCACAGATACGATTACAAGACAAACTTCAAACTGAGAATGTCAGTGGCCTTTCATTAGAAGAATATTCTAAATGGATGTGTTTAGTCGAAGCTTTAAATATCATCGTATTGAAAGCAGAACAGCTTAATCAGGATTTAGATGGATCTACTGATTGGATTAAACCGATAGCGCTTCAGAAGTATATAAAGGAACGATATCCTTCAATGAAATCATTCATTTCCAATAAGATATCTAGTGAGGCTTAGTACCCACCGTACACACTATCGTAATTGTGGTGAGCAGAGTAATTGAACACATTGTTCCTGGTATCTATATCAGCGTCATACGTATAGTTTTTAGTAGCACCTGATACACCAGCTGCGACTGTATCATCGAACACCTGCTGATTGACTTGCTCGCCGCTTAATCCTGGTTCGAATGAATACTCAAATCTCTTAGCTTTTATTAACCAAACATAGTGACCGGCTAAAGGATTTATCTGGGCTATGTCTTGATCTAGTCTCTGCGTTACTTGATAGTAATTAGCACCCCTACCACCAGGTCTATCATTGCCGTATTCTGATAAGCTAAACACATC